TTAAACCTTTTACTAATTTGTCGGTGTCATTATTTTCAAGATTAGTATTATCTAGTTTTTCTTTAGATGTTAGTTCCTCAGTATCTTCAGTATCTTCAGTTTGATTATCATTTTTTTGTTGTGTTTTTTTATTATCCTCTCTTTGTTGAGGTGTCTCATCACCTTTAGTTTCAGTTGTATCTTTTTTATCATCTTCAAGTTGAATTAGTTCTTCATTATCTACCTCATTTGCATAGTCAACAAATAATTTTCCTCCTTGAAAAAGATTTAGATTTAATGCAGTTAATCGATCAGTTACATTGTCTGTTTCTTCATTAAGTTGTCTAGTTGCACTTTCATAATCAGCACCACGAATTTTTTCAAATTGTGCCACAATGCCCTCTTGCATATCAACAAGGAAGTTAGCTAATCCATCCGTAAAGAATTTAAGTACTTGGACAGTTTTTTTAATTAATTCAATAAGAAAAGTTAATTTTTTTAATATACCAGGTAAAACTGTAACGAAAAATCCAAGAAGTGAAATAGCAAAGAAATCTATAATTCTGCCTAGAAAACCCTTTGTACTTCTTTGTATTAAATTACCTGTCTTCTTAGCAACTCCAGACAATGATGATGATTCCAGTTCATCCTCTCTTTGTCTTCTTCTTGCGTTTTCTCTTCTCTTCTCAAAATATTCATTGTCATTTCTCACTAATTTTTTCTTAAAAGCATTTGTATCTCTTGTTTGTTCAATTATATCTGTGCTTGTACTAGTTAATTTTGTCAAACCCTCCCTAAAACTTGTGACAGTTTTTTGTATCGATTTAATACTAATCGACGATCTTAATACTGAATTTCTCCTATCTTCAATTGACATTATTATACCACCACATTAAATAAAGATTCTGATAAAGGAATAAATGTATTTGCAAAATCCGATGTCATAATTTGTGGCAAAGTTTGGGCAGGTGAACCATCTGATCCAGCAAAACTAGCTGATGAACCACCTCCACTTGTATTTTGATTAAGATTTAAAAGATTTGGTGCTGGATCTTGTAAATTAGAAACATTATCTGCCATAGCTAAATTTTGACTTTTAACTGGTGCAATGACACTACTTAGATCATTCTTCTTATTTACTTTAATATTATTCTCTTTGACAGATTTATCAGATTTATCATCCTTTATTATAGTATCAACTAGTGCCTCAGCTCCCGACTCAGCTGCAATAGGTATTCCTAAAATTGCTGCTAATGATATTATACCACCTACTGTTGTAGTTGGTTCTGGTAATAAAATTAAACCAATTGAAGCTAATGATGCTGCTATAGCACCCACAGTTTGTTTTATACCTGCCTTTTTTATATTTGCATCTGTATCTTTACCTTCTTCTTTTAATTGTTCTTTTTCTTCTAAAAATTCTTGTCTTCCAAAGAAAATATCACCTCCAATATCAAATGCTCCTAACCCGATTTTTCCAATCTTAAGTAACTTAGGATTTTTTAGGATTGGAAATTTATCCGCTATTCGACTGAACAATCCGACTGTCTTACCATCAGGAGTTGTTTTAGAGAAAATTTTATCTACTCCAATAGCAGTTAAAATTGATCCAAATATTGCACTAGGATTAGTAATAATGTTTTTTATTAACTTACTAGCAGCACCAGGTGCATCTGTAATGAGTTTTTTAGCTGATTTAAAGAGAAAATCCTTAAAATTAGCAATATTTTTCTTTATGAATCGAATAACAGATTTAAATGGTGCAAGTAAAATATTATTTACAACAAATTTTATCGCCCTTGATGCAATACTTCCTAAAGCAGCAAGAATTTTCTTTAATGCAACACCAAATAATAGAAATGACGACGTTAGAAAAAATAAATCTGATAAAAACTTTCGTTTAAATCGACTCAACGCATCAATATTATCATTCGCTTTTAGATTGAAAAATTCAAATGTTTGACTTGTTAACCATCCACCAACTAAAATCAAAAGAAACTCAGCTACTCTGCTTAATATATTCTGTGCCTTTTGAGCAACTCTTGTAACTGGAAATAAAAGTGCACTCTGTACTTTTTTTTCTAACTCACTCTCCTTTCCCTCTCTCAAACCTTGCTCTGCTAATATTGCTTCTCTTTTTTGTTTAGCTGCCTCTCTTTGCCTTTCAAGTTCATCACTTAATGCAAGATTTTGTTTTATAGAATTAAGTGAATTTGATAAGAATAATATACTTGAATTAATGCCAGTTAACTGTTCTGATACACTAGTTAGGGTAAGGGAATTCTGTTGTAATAAAGATGTAGTTTGTGGATCAGGTTGTGCTGGTTGAGGTAAAACAGAACGACCTGTAAAGATACTAGAAGACACACTTCTTCTGATACCTCTTAGTCCTCCCGCTATTGGGGAGGTTAGTCCTTGTTGTTCCTCATCCATTCCGTTCTTGTTGTGCCTTTAGATTTTCTTCTTCAACATATTGCTGTAGAAGTGAAACATAAATTTCTCTCTCCCACGGCATCATATTTTCTAACTCTGTCAAGCTGTATTTATGGTGTTGCATTAAAGCAAAATTCAATTTAAAGTATGACGCAAGATCTTCATGAGCCATACTTATCCGAAAAAACTTTGCAATCCCTCAATTTTTACTTTATTTTCGACCTTTGTATTAGGATTAATAACTTTAACAGTATGAGATAATTTAGGCATTGTCTCAAAAAACTTCTCAACGTCCTTAAATTGAGCAGAGTTTAATTGTTCAATAAATTCAACTAACTCTTTTTTTGTACATTCATCTGATGACCATGATTCTTCACTTGAATAAACTTGATCAACACAAGATGCAATTAAATCAAATGTATCATCAACCTTAAAATCACCTGTCGCATCAAAATTATTTTTAATAAATTCATTTAATGAAGGATACTTCATTCTTAGAGTATAATCATCATCTAATTTGATATCTGTTGAGTGGTTTTTATCTTTCTGTACTTTTATACTATCAATATTAATCGAGGTTGGCACCTGAGTCTTCCCATCATCAGGACAAGTAACCATCACTTCTATGACTTCACCCACTGATTTTCCACGAATATTTAAAAACAAATATTCAATATCAAACGTTGATAATTTTTCTATTTTAATACCCTTTGTAATTATACAATGACTTAGTACATCCTTAACTGCATTCGCTATTTGTTTAGTGTCCTGACTCTCCATCGCCAGTATTAAGATTTTTTCTTCCTTAACTAAGAAAGGTCTAAATTTAACTTTGCGATTTGATGAAGGGAGAACAATCTCATAAGTAGGAGTTGCAATTGTTGGTAATGGCATAATAATTTACACTTCAGTGTCTTTATTTATAGGGTTTTTTCAAGTGTGATTACTTTCTAAAAAAATCTCCTACGATTGAGGAATCAAGACTTGATCCAGCATTACCTAATAATGCATTAATCACACTATTAGATTTTTTAAATGGTAAAGCATCCTGATTTATTGTTGTAAGTGAAGATATAGTTTCATTTAATCTATTGCCTGATGCTGCCTTCTCTTTAGCACCATTATCTATAGATGCAGCATTATTTGACCCTTCATTTAAAAATCTACCCAATAATCTAGCTAAAGATGATGACTCTCCACACACATAACGATCAAAACTAAATGAGGCTGTTGCTTTTAATATCTGCGATCCTCGATATGATACTCTTACAGAATTAAGTGATATTGGAAATAATCCAATGAATCTATATTCTAAGAAACGATTGTAATCTCTCTCAAATTTAACAACTCTCGTATCATTTGATTTATATTCTTTTGGATACTTCATTCTAAAATGATAAACGTCAGAAGTTGGATCTGCATTTGATGCACTTGCGATATATTCGATCCAATGCTCCAAAAATTTCATGGATTTATATTTATTGTCAACATAAAACTCAAAATTTATTTGAGTAAAATTACGTGTATGAGCAAATCTCTCTATTAAACCTTGATAATCTCCAGTAGTATTAATTGATGCTAATGCACTACCAGGTAAAACTGCATCACTACATAATAAACCTAATTCATCTACAATAAATCTATCTTCGATTCCCTTTCTTCTTAAATGTCGTCTTATGCCACCATTAGGTAAGGCAAATTTAACTAAAAAATGAGAGGTTTGTGCTACATTTTGTATTTTAGGTAATATATCTGATATTTGTCTTGGTCTCGGTGCTGCCACTCTAAATAAAATTACATATCATACCTATTTAGATGTCTTATAAGGGAAAATACTATCCCTCCTACCCTCGAAAGTATAAAGGTGATCCAACAAAAATCATTTATAGATCATTATGGGAGAGAAAGTTTATGGTTTATTGTGATAAAAATGATAATATATTAGAATGGGCAAGTGAAGAAATAGCAATACCTTATCGATCCCCCGTTGATAATCGGGTGCATCGTTATTTTCCAGATTTTTATATGAAAGTCAAAGAAAGAGGTGGTAAAATTAAAAGATATGTAATTGAAGTCAAACCAGCAAAACAAACAAAACCACCAGTCAAACCAAAGAGACAGACAAAAGGATATATTCGTGAAGCATATGAATATGCAAAGAACCAAGCAAAATGGAAGATGGCACGGGAGTTCTGTGCTGATCG